CCCAGCTACTCCCCTCCGGCTTAATCACCGGGGGGAGGACCACCTCAGTTTGGTGTTAACGACTGAGGAACGTCCAGAACGCTCTAAATGATTGGCGCCGGCGACTGGCAAATCGCCGTTTCCCTTCCGTAAGGTTAGGATCGTCAAACATTTGAGCAGGGCATCTGGGCCATCCAAATTAGAAATTGGAAGCTCAGTAGAGACTACAAGAGCCCTGACAAGGGGCCGATGTAACTCAGGACACCACTTGATGGGGGGTTCAATCCCCAAAAAAGAGTGCCTGCCCAACGCAGGAGATGTATCGGTAACATAAGGCAAAGGGATTTTCAACTTTGCCAAAATATCATCGATATAAAAAGCGCTCTTCCACATTCCGGCAGCATATAGCTGGTTACGGAAGGAAAAAGCACTTACTATCTCCTGAGCGTCCTTGCGTGAGGTTGGAAATACACGCCGGATCTTCGTTATGGAAACGTCGACACCGTCGTAATAGTCCTTCCCGCAGCTCTCTCGGAATTTGCCTAGCCCGAAAGATTTGCCAGCGTTTACTCTAAACCCAAAAGTTTCGAGTTTGGCTGTCACGCAGCGCATATATTCTGCAGGGATAATAATATCATCCCCGTAGACACGCACCGAACCAACGAACGATTGGATATCGCTCTTGGTTAAGCGGCGGTTGAGCTCTTCCTGAATTCCTAAGAAAACAACGGTCAAAAAGACCATTGATTCAAAAGGAAAACAGAGAGCTGAACCCATAGACGCGAACTTGGCAATACGGATCACTCCGTGGCCAGGTACGTCAGCCTTCCGTGATCGAGTGGCATCAACCCCCGCTAGCAGATGGGGGTGATTGGCCAACAAGATACGTACGTGCTGATTGTTGACACGATCAGACGCTTCACTAAGATCTAGTGTAGCGAGTTCGCCAGAAAGCGAACCAAGGCAAGCCATTTCCTGATTAGGGATTTGGCTGTCCCAACTGATAAACGATCGCAAGGTGTCATTCTTGCGAAGGTTCTCGACAATACTGTTATATATCGCCTTCTGCATGAACATCATGTATGAAGGCTCAATAGCAATGATGCGAGGTGTCTTCAACGTTTTAGGAACAGAAACTACCCTAACAGGTAGCTCTTTTCCAGGTTCGAGGATTTCAACGGATTTGTGTTCATCATAAGATAAACACTCGCTCGAGAAGAGATTCTCATAAAATGGGAATACACTATCGAGTCGTCTGGTCCA